GATTGCCACAGTCTAGTGCATGGTGCTTTGCAAGCCTATGCGGCTGCTTTAGCAGATGAGTCAAGCCAAACGCTTTAGCGATACGCATTTGCTTTTTAATTACATTTGCAGTGTGATGTAGGCGCTTAGCTTTCTTGCTGCGGTCGTCGCTCATTTATCTAGTCTTGATTTAACGCTGTGCGGATTTTTTTGAGTGTTAAGGGCATCTTGCTGCTGTTGTTTAGTCCAGCGCATATTTTTTACATTACCGTGGTCAATTACTTTTTGAATTAATTTTCTTCCTGCGCCCAAACGATTCAAGTTCATGCTATATCTCCTATAACTATTTAGTCATCGTAAGGTACGATTTTCCAACCTAATTGTAAGAAATCGTCTTCTATTTCGTCTGACACTACCCCTTCTGGCAGATAACCTTGCACAGTCATGCCTCCTAATGGGCCGCCGGATCCTGAACAATACCAATCTATATAATCACCCTCGCCTAATATATCAGCGACGATGCCGCCGGCATCTCTCCAGCTAGCAGTCCAATATTCTTCTTTCAAAAGCTGCCAAACATCTAATCTGATAAACTGGTTGTTGCATATAGCGGCGTAAATATTCTGTGCGTAAACTTGATTGGCTTTAGCTTTATCTATAACCCATTGAGTATTTCTTAAATCGTACTCAAGATTATTTTTTTGCCATAGTGGATCTTGCTCTTGCTCACGCTTAAGCTGATCGAAAGTTTTTGATAAATCGTCAGACAAGTTCTTTTTCGTAGAGTTCAAACCCAATGCCTTTACATACATAGATATTGCGGTTAACAACAAACAGGTCGCCGACCATTGAAGAACGATGACCATACTTGCGACCGCCGACGGTCATGAGCGGCATAACAACTTCAACATTTTCGCTGAAATCTTCGTTATGTTCGCCACTTTCGAAAGTCGAACCCATGCTCCACGAACCAAAAATGTTTTGAGTACGAGCAAATGCATACTCACATGCATCCAGTTCAGCTTCTTTGAATCCCAGCTGGTGCGCGGGCACATTCACAAGCGCAACAGTGTCCATTGCACTCGTAGTAGCATCAAAATGAATAACCTTGACCAACATATTGTATCTCCGTTTTCTCAGCTTATAATTAACACTACACTATTTTTGGGTAAGAGTCAACCGAAAAATTAAGAGTTTGGAGGATTTTTATAAAGTAATGTGGTGCGCATTTCAAGCAGACATATTAAATCAGTCATCAATTCTAGTTCTTCGTCGGTAATTGATTGGTCAGCTTGATATTTTAAGAAAACAAATTCTGATATTTCATTAAGCTTTTCTAATAATGCAGTGTCTACTAACTCCCCGTTCTTTACTTGCTCCATAAGAACAATCAATCTTCGGGACATATCTCGCAGCCGCATTTCGGTGTTAGGTTCTAGCACTATTTCTTGTTTCCTAAATAAAAGGTTCTACATACTTAGTCTAGAGAAACACCAAAGTCTTGCTTTTTTCCGGTAAAATGATCGTCAGTGACGCATACGAAGCGGTAGCGAATATTTTCACCTTCCATAGTAAGATTAGCTTTTGCGGTAGAACATGCGTCCATTGATGTATATGGGATTTCTACCTTACCCAAAAAATTATCATCGTTATTTACATTATCTGTATGATACGAAAATAGAAAAACAATCAACCAAGCCTTAACCATTATTTGTACTCCTTAAACCATTTGAGAACATTCTGCTTATTCTTATCAAAGAACGAAACATCCATACCGAAATGCTTCTTGCTCTTGAACAACTTGCCCTGCCAAGCGTAGCCGCCAGCATTCTTAGGGCGATACTTCCAAACAAGTTCACCAACGACCTCGCCGTTCTTCTTTACAGCGAAAGTGTGAAACTTTTCGTTGGTGAGGTCGGCAAAGCCGTTCATGACTTTAGCGAGGGCCCACTGCACTTCGGGAGTGTGAGGACGAGCAACCTGCTCATCAATGTACACAGTGCGACCATCTTCGGTCTTAATGATGATATCCTGAATCATTTCCTCAGGGTCATCAGTAGTGCAGACATATGTTCCAACGACCTTAACTTCGTCGCCGGCTGCGGTGTACTCAAAACCTTCGATAAGATCACCAACCTGAAACATGAGAAGCTCCTCGCTCTTGCTATATATTAGTTATAGCAAAATGGGTAGCCTTTGTCAACCGTTTTTTTCAAAAAGGTTGATTTTTTCCCATGGCAGATAGTCTTTACCAAAGTGACCGTAGTTAGTAGTAGAAGTGTAGATTGGTCTGAACAGATCGAAGCGTTCAATAATTCCCTTAGGAGTTAAATCAACATTCTTGATAACCCAATCAGTGAGTTCTCTGCTGTCTCTATCACTTTCAACATACACTGACATTGGTTGTTCGAGACCGATAGCATAGCTTAGCTGTACCGTAGCCCAGTCTGCTTTGCCACTAGCAACTATATTCTTTGCTAGATAACGAGCCATATAAGCTGATGAGCGGTCTACCTTAGTTGGATCTTTTCCAGAGAATGCGCCACCGCCATGCGGTGCAGACCCGCCGTATGTGTCAACAATGATCTTACGACCAGTTAATCCAGTATCTCCGTCAGGTCCACCGATAACAAATCTACCTGTAGGATTAATTAAGAATTTAGTGTCTTTATCAATTAGGTCTTTTGGAAGTAACTCTCTGATAAAGGTTTCAATTGATCCACGCAATTCATTAATTTCGATATCAGGGCTATGTTGAGTTGAGCAAACAATCTTATCAATTCTTTTAACGGTGTTGTCATCGTTATATTCTACAGTAACTTGACTTTTTGAGTCAGGACCAAGCCAAGGAGCTTCTCCTGTTTTGCGAACAATTGACAGTGCTTCGACAATTTTGTGACTGTAATAGAGTGCTGAAGGCATGTGATTATCAGTTTCGTTACATGCATAACCAAACATCAATCCTTGATCTCCGGCACCAAAATTATCAGTTCCCAAAGCAATATCAGGGCTTTGTCCGTGCATTAAATTAGCGATCTTAACATCTTGCCAATGAAAGCCTTCTTGCTCATACCCAATAGTTTTAATAACTTTTCGCACAAGATAGTCAACATCTAGTGAATCTAATTCACCCTTATATTCTCCTGCAACAACAACCTGATTAGTAGTAACTAATGTTTCACATGCACATCGGTATGTTGGATCTTGGGCGCTCATTAATAAGTCTAAAACGCTATCGCTGATAGCATCAGCTACTTTATCAGGGTGTCCTTCCGACACTGATTCACTAGTAAATAAATATGACATTGTATTCCTTTATTGATACTATTATATAGTAGATTTTTGCTGCTGTCAATAATTTTTTAACTGATCCAGCAATCGCAATTGCATTCAATTACCCGATCAATTGCTTCTTGTACCGAAGGTACAGCAGGTAACAATGTACTGTTAGTGTATCTTGGGTCTAGGTTAGGTGGTAAATTGTTTGGATCAAAATCTGCCGCCGGTTGAATGATTATCGGATAATTGAGTGGTCCGGTTTCCACTGTAGGTCCAACCGGAACTAATGGTGCTACTACAGGGATAGGTTGCCCTTCGATAATAGGCGTTATGTCTCCGGGTGCAGTGCTAGGTTTGATTTGGAATCCGGGAATTCCAAATTGATTCGGATCAAAATTGTTATTGGGGCTGCCATTCTGATTAAGGTTAGGATTATTGGCTATTTGAGGAGAAACGAAAATTCCACTAGGAGTAGGAGTTATGACATCTGCTATGTTTGGCACATCACTTTCAGTGTTAGGGTCTATTGCCTCATTGCTAGGAACTGCTGTAGAATGCCACGCGGGTAAAGTATATTCGTCAGCTTCGCTACCAAGACCAGTGCTTGCAATTCCAGTGCTTGCAATTCCAGTACCTGCTCTTGCTAGTGGGACCGTGCCATTAGTAGTTAATTGCTTTGCTTCGTTGTCAGTTAATGTATCAGGAATATCATTATCTTGATCGATGCCCAATAATTGAAGTCGTGCTTGATTTCTTTCCTGTCTCATCATAGCAATAGTGCTTTGACCGCCTACAGTTCCCAAATTACTAATAGCTTCTAGAAATTGCGCTGACATGTGAGGTCTAGTATCCTGTGCAAGTTGCGGAATATAATCTATTAAGTTCAACAACACACTAGGATAAGGTACACCAAACAAGTCCTTAGGCACTGCAACGGGACTAAATGCTTTATACCTTGCTCGTTGCTCAACCGCCAACTGAGTGCCCATCGTATTCCAATATATGTTAAGATAATTTGCAATTGTAGGATTATTTTGAAGTATCGCAGCGATTTCTTCGTTTGCTTGACCTATATAGGCTTGCGTGACTTGATTCATAGGTTGTGACCAGCCGGTCGTTCCAGCTGAGGTATTGGTGCCGCCTGTCGCAATAGCCCCTGACGATGTTATCGGTAATCCAGCAGTAGGAGGATATTGTATAGTTACGGTAGGCGGAGTAGTAGTGTCGGTACCGGAACTGGTCAATGTAACTGATGTTACTCTACCGAATGAACCAGTGCCATTTGATCCTGCGAGTGAGTCATCAGTTCCTATAGTAGCAACAGCGGTTGCTCCACTTCCGCCTGCGATAGTAATAACAGGTGCTGCTGCGCCGCCTCTACCATAGCCGCCTCCGTTTTCAGTAAGAGTTACACCGGTAATCTTATAGAAAGTATCAAATGCTGGGCCCGGGCCAGTGTAAGTGGTATATTGCACTGAAACTGTTGCTGCTTCCCAAGTTACTGCTAAGAATAACTGATTGTAGATATTATACAATTTGGGTGTTTCTAACTGATTAGTTCTATCCTTAATCAATTTCCAAGGATAAGGCAGACCTGACATGCATCCAAACAAATCACTCATAGTATAACTACCATATGGACCAGTGCCTAACGAACCTTTTGCTATACTTTGGTCTATCATTTGTTGATTAGTCGGTTTACTTGTACCGGCAACTAAAGGTAAGTTAGAAACATTTTCAATACCCTTGACCACTTTAGCAAACTGCATAATATCAAAATTTTCAATATTTCTAATTTGCCGAAGAGTAAATGACAATGCGCCTGCTGCAATAGCTTGACTAGGCGGCAATATGCTATTCAGGTATGAATCAAATCCTTGTGGAATATCTCTATAATTTTTTGGAGAAGTACTTGTTTCAAATATAGGAGGAGCACCACTAGGTACAAGAGTTCCTACATACTCTTTCATTGCAGGAGAACTTAATGCAGGATTGACCGAGCCACTCGTATATAACAAATAATAAGTTTTACTGTTTGTAGGTCCGGCGTCAGCATTGTACATCGGGACTGTTAGTGTAGTGAAACTGTTCGGAAACATTTTCTGTACATCTAGCAAGTCTGCTAAGGTTTGCAATCCTTGAGTTCTACACTGAATAGGAGAAATGATTGCATTTAAATTTTCGCCGGTCATCATCAAGAAAGCGCCGTATATTTGGCGTTCTTGTTCTTGCGTAGGATTTAATATAACGCCTTCGGCGATTTCTGAAATATCAGTACTTGATAAGCCTGATGCTAATAGGACAAGACTCAAATCTTGTGAGATTGCACCTTGTGCCCCTAATGTGCGTAACAGATTTGATGGTAATCCAAAAGAATCTATATGTGACAGGTCTAATGCCATACCTAGATTCTCTAAATCAGTTCCTAAATTAGTAGTAGATAAACTAACTCCTGTTATGTCACCACTAATAAGATCATTCATATTACTATATGTGCCATCTAAGAAGGTGTTTGCATTTGCAGTAGCTAATATTGACTGATTAGTTTGACTGATATAGCTTTGACCTACAGTAACACTTGCTAAAAACTCACTATAGTCAGGTACCTGATATCCTTGTAGATATGAGGGTAGAGTAGCATCACTAGAATCAACTACAATACCGTTCCAATTGAATTCATTCCAAGCTTGTAGAGCATGATTACGAATCCATCCCCATTGCGTGATGCTATGATTGGGATTTACCATATTATATGGATACCAAGTAGCACTTTCTTTTTGATCCGTTACCCCATATCCTTGCAAAGGGTCACCATATGAACCATCATAGTTACCATACCCAGATGTAGCTGGTCCCGGCAATGCACTAGAATAGCCTGATTGTCTTCCGAATTGTTCTGCAAGTGATGGGGCAGTAGATGAGGTAGTGGGTCTTGCCCAAACATTTGCGGGATCAAGAGGAATATATGTGGGAGGACAACTATTGCCTAATCCAGGAATAGTTGAAGATCCTATCGAAATAAGGTTATCATATACACTTGATCCGGCAGTAGTTTTTAGAACTACTCCTCTAGTATAGGCATCGTTGATTGCCCAAGTTAATAATCGTAAGCATGTTCCACTAACACAAGATCCAAAACTATATGAGTCATTTTTCTTACTCGTACCCATATAGGATTGTGCAACTGGATTAATGTTGAATCCAGTATTATTCATGTAATCTCCGGTTACATTTACTCCTAATGGACTATTTTTTCCTGTGTCAGCCATCTATTAAAAATCAATCTTAGGTAATTTAGGTAATCTGCCTTTTAAATCTGATACAGAAGGGATTGAGGGAAGTCCCAGCATAGGAGCTCCCTCAATCAATACCGTAGGATTAACAAACGGGGGCAAAGTGTTTTTAAGTTTAGCAACACCCGCTTTTGAAATTAATGATCCAATATTTAAAGGTACAGGTGCCCCGCCTGCAAATACACTTTTAGCCTTAGGAATAAGATTTCCTACTTTGTTGATACTATCTGCGATTTTCTTTTTTGGATTCAGCTTCATTGGTTATCCTAAAATTAACTTCTTATCCGGAACAACTAAACCAGTAGTTGCTTCTATGTATTTAGCTTTCACAGAATCGTCGGTTAACGCATAGATAGTTACATTATTAATATTTAATCTCGCAGGATCCTTCGGATCTGCGGTAAACATACTCTGCATCAATCCCAATCCCTGAGGACCGGGGGCAACTGATACTGGGTCTTTTAACGATACCATATGGTTTTCAATTTCAGTAACTTTTCCTACAACTTCTTCACCGCTCGTAAGCTTGAATGTATAGGTTTCTCCAATTTTAATAGTCATCTTTGTTCTTTCTTATGCTGCTTCTGCTAAAAACTTAGCACGAAGTTCTGTAAATCCACCGACGAGTTCTCCGTCGAGGAAAATCTGTGGTACAGTGCGGGCATTTGGTACTGCTTCTAGCAAGTTTTCCTTAGTATACCCTTCACCAATCTTCTTTTCTTCGTATTCAATACCCTTCTGTTCTAGAAGTGTCTTTGCCTGTACACAATAGGGGCAGTGATCCTTTGACCACACAATTGCTTTCATTCTTTTTCTCCTTATAAATTCGGTAGTTCATCGTAATCTAGTGAATCGCTCATCACTCCGATTACATATGATGTTGATTCTGATTCTTGAAGTGCAGTCTGCTTCTTGCTAGTATCCATATGCTTGTTGAACCAAGGAATAGGAGTAGTCTTCGGAGCTGGATTCCAATACTTAATGCCAATCTGCTTAAGAGCGTCTACTGAGTTGTAGTCAACAAAATCCATCATAATCTTTTCATTGAGACCGATGACTGGACCCTTCTTAAAGAGATACGCTGCCCACTCTTTTTCTTCACGAATTACATCTTCGTAAATCTTACGAACTTCTACTTCGCAATCAACCTTTGCCTTAGCAAAACGAGGGTCTTCTTTGATAACCTGATTAATCATCCACGCAGTCCACTCTTTGTGCAAGAGTTCGTCCTGTAGAATCAAGCTGATGATGTTACCATTGCCCATAAACATCTTGTTTTCGACCATTGCGAGACTTGTAGCAAATGATACCATAAAGCGGAATGCTTCAAGTGCGTAGCTTGCGTGTAGAGCTAGCCAAATCGCATTGATATGTTCTTGTTCGGCTACAGCTATTCCAAGTTCTTTCTTACAATTAAGAGCATGTAGCTTATCATAATACTCACCGACACTTGATGCCATATCAATGATTTCCTGAGTATCATGAATCGTGTTAAACACTTCTTTAGGAACATTGTAGATGTTGCGAATGATGTGGCTGTATGAACGAGAGTGGATGTTTGTTTCAAAGAAACTCCAGTTGCTCATGATGGCTTCAAGTTCGGGGATAGAGCAAACAGGAGTAAAGACCTGTGCCGGTGCTCTACCTTGCAAGCTGTCAAGCGCAGTCTGTCTAAGAACATTACTAGTAAAGATATGCGCAACGGCTTCGCTAGCATCCTTCATATCATTTGCGTCTTTAGAAAGATTGACTTCTTCTGGAACCCAAAAGAATCCACGAGCCGATTGTTCAATCTTCTGTAGCTTCTGGTACTTGACTTCTTCAAAACGCTGAATAGTTACAGGTCCTGCAGGGTCAAGAAACATCTTGCGATTAAGGTAGTCTGTTTTTGTTGCTAGATTATATTGACTTTTGCTCATTAATAATTCCCCGATGCTAATACGATTTTACAAATATGTTCTAGGCGCTCAATGTGTTCATATGCTCGCCAAGGTGTAGTATCAATTGCAACTACTCCGTGCCCTTTAATTCCTACAATGTCGTAAGCAATGTTGCCTTCACTGTCAAGACCTAAGTTCTTATGACACTGTGTAGCAAGTTCTTCACTGATAGGCGGAACATCGCCTACATTAGGAGCAACTCTAGTGTACCTGCCTAGTTCAGGGAAATGTGTCACTAACTCATTCAAGTTAATACCGGCGTGCATTGCAGCAACACAGTATGTAGGATGCACATGCACTACAACACGAATATCATCATTATGCTGGCCCAATGCTTTGAGCAAGCCGAAGTGCAATGGCAATTCGCCGCTTGGCTGTAACTCACTAGAGATAGCAGTGTATGGTAGAATCTTGCAAATTGTTTCAGTACCGGTATCTATTAGCCCAATCTTTTTGAATTGATCGGGCTGTAGTGTTTGCTTTCTTACACCACTAGGAGTGATATAGAAGTGGTCTCTATCATGATGACGAATACTGATATTGCCGTCGCGGCTAGTAATCCAGTTACGAGCATAGGCATCCTTTAAAATATCGCAAATTGTTTCTAACATTATAACTTACAACTTTCACAATCACCATCGTCTTCAAAGAAGTCTATAACTTCTAATGGCGCTTCATCTTCCTCTTCTTTAGAACCCTTCTTGTTAATCAAGCTATAATAGAGAGTCTTAATTCCCCACTTATGAGCAAGCATCAAGTTCTTTGCGATAAGAGTAGTCGGAACTTTACGATCAGGGAAGTGAGCAGGGTTATAGAAAGTATCAGTACTAATTGACTGGTCCATGTAAGCAGCAAGAACAGCAGAGGTCTTGAGGTAACCTACACAATCTGTTTGGTCCCACATAAGTTGATACTTGTTCTTTAGTTTCTGATATTCTGGGACAACCTGAATGAACGACCCTGCTTTTGATTCCTTTACAGAAATCAAACTCATTGGCATTGCAATTCCGTTAGTAGAATTGATAACTACTGAACTTGATTCTACTGGAGCGATTGCGCCAACTGTAGCATTACGCACCCCGTACTCTACCATGTCCGCACGAAGCGTTTCCCATTCAAGTTCAGGAGTAAAGTCAGCTAGTTCGTTAGATCCATTTGAGCGAAGCTCCCAAGAGAAGATTCCGTTACCATAACGAGTCTTATCACTGTCTAAGCACTTACCACGCTCTTTAGCGAGTTCAACATTTGCTTCCATCAAATAATATGTTTGATGTTCTGCCCAACTCTTTACATCTTGTAGTGCTTCTGCTTCGCCATACTTGTATCCACGCTTGGCATGCCAGTATGCAAGATTAGTAACGCCGATACCGATTGGTCTAATCTCATCGTTTGATAACTTAGACTGAATCGACAAGAAGTCCTGATAGTCAAGAATGTTGTTCAAGCTACGCAATAGAATACGACATGCTCTACGCATGTCTTCTGGGTTTCTAAATGCACCCCAATTCATACTCCCGAGGGTACAAAGTGCAATTCGTCCTGCCGGATCATCTAGACGCTTGAATGACTTTGTGGGAAGAAGGATCTCGACACAGAGGTTTGATTGATAAATTGTATGATACTCAGGGTCGAATGGTCCCTGATTCATAACATTGTCAATGAACACTAGATATATTCTACCAGTGTCAGTGCGTTCCTTGAGAATGCCTCCCTTAAAGACTTCCTCAGCACTCATTACCTTCTTACGCAAATCCTTACGCTTTTCATACTTCACATAAAGTTCTTCAAATCGCTTAGTATTCTGATAGAATGCTTCATAAAGATCAGGCACTTCATTTGGGTCAAAGAATGTGATATTCTCTTTGTTCTTGAAACGCTTCCAAAAGAATGCAGATAGAACTACACCATAGTCCATATGACGAACACGAGTTTCCTCAGTACCCTGATTGTTCTTAAGAACGATCAAGTCATCAAACTGATAATGCCAGATAGGGTAGAACACAGTAGCACTAGCATTGCGAATGCCGCCCTGTGAGCAAGAGCGCAAGTCGCCGAACCATTTCTTCAAGAATGGAATCATACCAGTGTGCATAATTTCACCCCCGCGAATAGGTGAACCGAGGGAGCGAAGTCTGCCGATTTCTAAGCCAATGCCAGCTCGTTTACTAGCATACTTAGCCATCATTTCTCCAGAAGCAAAGATTGAATCTAAGTCATCGTCGCTACGAATAAGGACGCAGCTACTAAATTGCTTAGTAGGAGTACCGAGACCAGCGAGAACAGGGGTAGCGAGAGTGAATAGGCCGTCGCTTGCTGCATTATAATATTCTTTAACAAGCTTAAGGCGTGTAGCCGGTACTTCGTTATGGAAGATTGTTGCAGCGGCGATTAGATAGCGAACCTGCGGCGTTTCATAGATTTCTTTGGTAGCTCTATTGCGAACAAGATATTTTTCAATCATCTGTTCAATTGCTGCGTATGAATACTCCTCATCTTTTTCGTGGTCAATGAAATCATTCATCTTATTCCAATCGTCTTCGGAATACCATTCTAAAAGTTCATTAGTATATAGGCCTGTTGCTACATTAGTCTTAACGATTTCATACAATGGAGGTGGGTTAAAGTCGCCGTATACATCTTTACGAAGCATAGATAGGCGTTGTCTACCGGCAACATACTGATAGTTAGTGTGACCAACATCGGGATTTGATTCAACATCAATCAAATCCACAATAGCTCTAAGAGTGATTTCGTCAATCTCTCTAGTAGTGATGCCATCATAAAAATGAGGATGTGCTTTAATTTCTATCATGGATTGACTTACATCA